CCTTAGCATAATCAGCGGCATAGTTCTGCTTCCTTACAATCGCCCCAGCCCATGAATTGCCAATACTCATAATGGCATCTCTTAGAGGCTTTTGCCAATACTCATCTTCATGTTCTTCGTATATTACTTGGACCATGGTTTAACTCCAGAGATCTTCTTGATAATTCCCATAGTCATAAAACCCAAACTGGCCAGTAGGCCTTCTTCTATTCATCGGAGTTCTACTTGGATCCCATTTGCTTGTACCAGTCCAACCTCCCATACCTTGTCTACCACCTTGAATATTATATGCTTGCTGAGGACTACCTGTATTACCAAACCAATCAGAATACCAAGGTACATCAGCTTGATAGTCTGAACCTGGAGGTCTTGTATTATAGTTACCAGCTGTGCCACCTGTTGTTGTTCCTTGATTTCGGTAATATGCATCTAATCCAGCATTTATAAAATCACCTCCTCCTCCTCCACTACGGTAGCTTCCACCATCTCCACCCCAATTACCAGAACTATCCACTAGACCTTGTCCTAGTGTCCTACCTGCCATTGCTCCACTAGGACCACCATACATACCACCAAGTACTGTAGCTCCTGCTGTTATTAGTGTGCCACCGAATCCAGGTGTTCCTCTTGTTTTTGTGACTACATCCTCAAATGTTCTTGTAGTAGCTGCGGTTGTTGCTCCTCGCAATCTATCTAAACCAAATCGGTTTTCAGCCTCTGAACTGCTCAAATTCCAAAGATTCCTAGCATCTGCACGTTCTCCTGAATATCTTGCCCGACCTAATTCATTTTGTGCCATGTATTGCCTTTCTTGGCTATGAATGCCTCTACGCTGAGCTAAATCTTGTGCAGTTAAACCGAGTTCGCCTAGCTCAAGTTGCCCAGCGGCTTGCAGACCTTGCAATCCCTGCCCTGTAGCAGCTAGACCAAGCTGCCCAGCTTGCATCCTACCTTGCATTGCTAATTGTTGCCTACGATAAGCTGATTCTTCAGCAACTCTCGCACTTGCTTCTCCAACAGTCCTCCCATAGTCTCCAATATTTTGACCTATAGCTCTAGTTAATGCAGTGCCACCAGTACCTGCGCCTCTACGAGAAGATATATCGGCTGCTTGCAATTTCTTTCTAGCACCTCGGGTAATATCTGATAAATGCGCATCATAATCTTGCCATGCTTCATCACCAAGACCTCGTAATGCTTCTATGTCAGGATTTACTTGTGTTGCAGCGGTTGCTCCATAACTCCTAAGTTTCTCTAACCCGACTAAGGATAATCTACCCTCCTCTTTTAATGCTTTTAATTGGTCAAAAGACATTGCCTTGAAACCTTCTAGTTCATCAGCTTTTGTGCCTTCAGTAAACTTTCCAGGATCTTTGTAATCTAAATTTTTGTAGCCTTCTAAAGTATCCTTAAAAAGGTCTTTCTGATCTTCTGTTTGCCAATCATATCTCTTAGTGCTAGTTTTGCCTTCTTTAGCCCCTAAAGATGTCATAAATTGCTTCATCAAATTTGCCATATACCTCCAAAATTCGACCGTCGAATATTACCAAGAAAATTCGGGGGTATAGGAGAATCCCATCCACCCGAGTTGAAAATTTGTACTACTGCCTTTTAACCTAAATCGCATTCGTTTTGCGGCTTTATTCAAATGTACCCGTTCTTGTTCTATTGAATTTTTAGGAGAAAGAGCCCTAACTCTAGTCCATTTAATTCCAAGATCCTGCGAATACCATAATGTAACATCATCACCTCTTGTATATAAATCTACAAAATCTACACGAATAAAACTATTAGGAAGGTAAAAATCTTTTGTATCAAACTGCCAATCTATTGAAAAGCGAGTATCTTGTGTGGCCATTGAATTAGCATCATACACATAAGCAGGATCAGTATATATTGCTCCATCATTATCAACATACTTGCCCTCACCTAAGAAAAATCTATGTAATTTCTCATCTACAAAGAAAGCACTGATCCATGGTTGATTATAATTCTCCCATGGATGTTCTAACTGGTTCCAAGTTAAAGTTTCAGTAGACCTAAAGGTAGTAGAAAAATTGAAATAATGTGCAAATTCCCTGGTAGACCATGATTTATTCTGTTCACTATATCTATAGGCTTTCCGCATTCCTTTAATAGTACCTTCAGGGTAAAACAAAAGAAATTCTTGTAACTCTGGATCATATGCACAATGGATATATTCCTTCATTGCTATATTAGCAAACCTGCTAGGAGTAAATAAATCTTCTCGTATAGGATCACCAATATTAGTCAGTACCATTCCACCAGTGTATTCATATATGTTCTTAGAACCTACGACATAATGCTTTCCAGGCACTTTAACTATAGCATGAGTGCTTATAGCACCTTCATTAATAATAGTAGATTGGAATCTTGTAGAAGCATTTACACTAGCAATATAGTCACCTCGATAAATAATACCTCGCTTGTAAACTATTAGTAGTTTGCCTAACATCCTAATAGATTGAATGTTACTATCACCTTCTCCTAGGTCATATACTTCGCCACCATCTTCTGCTGTAAAATTCTCATAGAGTGTTGCGGCACTCATCCTAACTCTGGAGTTATAATTCGTAGAAGATTCGTAGCATCTTCCAAACACAAGTTTATTATTAAATAACTCTACAGTCTTGGCTCTAAAATCTGTAAGAGAAACTGAACCAGAACTGCCGTGAGTAAGGAATGGAGATGATGTTATCTGAGCTAATTTAATTAACCTTACAGTTGTGCCTCCAGCTCCTCTACATATTAAAAATGGTCTATCTATATTATTTGTTACAACAACAGTGCCTTCTATCAAAGCAGGAGTGCTGGGAATTATGTCAAGTTTCCAATCAGGTATTACAACATGATCTGGTATATAGTCATTAGTTCCATTTAAAGTTAGTGGTAGTATAACACTTGCTAGTTTTAAAGCTCTGTCAGGTAATACATCATCTAACGTAATAGTTGTACTATTTATAGCTTTAATAGTTGTCCGATGTTCCTGCGCCGTTCCAAACCTTTCAATTTTAGGCGTTGTTGCTGTAGTATTAGCAAAAGCAGAACTATTTAAAGTTGTTATAATATCTGTAAATGTGGCATCTGTCGCTACTACTGTACTTGAAACTGTTTGTTCTACATTCCATGTAGCTAATGAATATCCTGTAACAACAATCTTCTCACCAACATTAAATACTTGTGCTCCTGCCACACGGTAAGTTGAAGTTGTACCTTTTGTTGTGGCCGTACCGTCGTACCCAATTGCAAAAGAACCTGAGTGAGTATAACGAACTCCAATCCTACCAGTAGCTACCATGCCTGTAGTATTAGCCACATTTATAACTGTTGCACCCAAAGCAGCCGCCGCAGTTAGAGTAGTCCTATGTATGGCAGTACCATCACACCCAATCGAATATGCCCATTGCCCTGCTAATCTCTCAAATACTGTAGTAGTTGTAATAAGAATTAAATCAGTAGATCCATTTGAATAATTAAGTGAAATAATTGCTTGCGGAGAACCTTCAATAGAATCCATAAATTTAGAATAACCTGTATCTACCGCAACTAAACCGTCTCTAAAGGTTACATTTCTAGCAGTTAAAGCTCCACCGTCTGGTAATGCGTCAGATCTTACATCCTTACGAATACCACCTTGAAAACTATCAATAAACTTATATTGCGTTCCTACTGGTTCAGTTTGTGATTCTTCGGCCATTATACACTACTTACTGTTGTTATAAATACCCAAGCACCATTTTGTCTAATCTCAATTCGATTAGTCGTACTGTTATAAATCATTTGTCCGTTTTCTGGAGAATCTATCGCATCCCTTTGCGCTGTTGTATATTCTGGTACTGTTAATGATTCTATCCAATTTAGAAGATCCCTAAACCTAGTATCTATTTCTTCTACATACCTTCCAAGAGCATCCCTTAAATCTGTTCCTTCCGATAAATCTACTTGGGACCATCCTTGTGATATACTAAGGTTTCTAGTCTGCATTAGTATTTAATAATGTAGTTTATTACAATAAATGGTTGCATTTGAGTATGGCTACTTGCTGCTGGAACTCCTGCATTCAAATCAGTCTTATCAGTTCTAAAAGCAGCATCAGTTGCACCACCTTGCGCTACAGTTTCTGTGGTACCTGCAACATTTAATTCATGACTTGCTTTTATAGTTGAAGTTGTACTCTCTGTATTAGATTGTGAATCTTCCCTTGCCTCAGCAAAAGTATATGATTTAAGAATTTGTGTCTGGCCTGGAAGACCAGCAGCGTCATAATCAGACCATTTACGGATACCATGTGTATGAGCTTGAGGATCTACAGCATGATAATGCGGCCCTGAACCACTCTCACCTGCCGTTAATGTATGAGCTTCAGTTGCACCGTAATCACCAAGAACTCTTGGAGTTAAAGTCTCTGTATCCAACTCAGCAGGTCCGTGGTTATCACCGGTGGAGTTCGCATCAAGTCCTGTTTGCTTGCCTGTACCACTTCCTATTGGAATTCTACCAGCCAAGTCTGGTACTTTAAAATAACTGGTATTTAGTATTTTATTACCACCTGAACCAACTATATCTGAATAAGTAAGTCCAATAGCCGCAAAAAGTTCAGCATAATCCACTCTTACATACCCAGCACCATTACACCAAAGCCAACCAGCAGGTAAAGTTGTCCCAGCAAACATTCTAATCTCACCAACTATACCTGCATAAAATTGGTTAGCACCTGTAAAACCCCCAGTTACATCTGAACTAATACCTGAAGTCTTTG